ATGGCGAGTTACGAGAAGAGAGGCGATTCCTGGCGGGCGGCTATTTGCTATCGCGGGGTCAGAGAAAAGAAGACATTCCCCAGCAAGCGGGAGGCGGTTGCCTGGGCAACGGCCCGCGAAGCCGAGCTTGCTGAACTGGGTGGCGGCGGCACACTTAAGCGCAGCCTTCGGCACGCCCTCGAGCGGTATCGGGATGAGGTGTCTCCCACCAAGCGGGGAGAGCGCTGGGAGGTGGTCCGTATCAACTCCTTCCTCAAGAACGGCCCCGACGGCAAACCGGTGTGGCCACTGGTGGATCGCCCGATGCGCGATATCCAGACTGCCGACCTTGCGGCGTGGCGCGACGAGAGGCTCAAGAAGGTGAAGGGTGCAAGCGTGCTGCGGGAGATCGGCCTGCTGCGCGCCGTGTGGGCGAAGGCCAAGAAAGAGTGGCGCTACACGAATGCGGATCCGTGGGAGGACTTGGCCAAGCCCAAGGACTCCCGGGCCCGGGAGCGCATCTTTACCGATGAGGAGGTCGACCGCATCGTCCAGGCATTGGGGTGGATCGACGGAACCACACCGAAGGATCGGCGCCAGGAAACAGCGGTGGCGCTGCTGCTCGCCCTGGAAACGGCCATGCGTTCGGGGGAGCTGCTCTCTTTGGAATGGGCGGACGTGGACCTCGAGCGCCGGGTGGCGCGGCTGCAGCTGACGAAGAACGGCGATGCACGGGATGTGCCTCTGTCACGCAGGGCGGTGGAGCTACTGAAGTGCATGCAGGGCCGGGACGAGACCCGGGTTTTCACCCTCACGCCACAGCTGCGGGACACCTATTACCGGCAGGCGCGGGACATGGCCGGTGTGGAAGGGGTAACGTTCCACGATGCCCGGGCAACTGCCTGCACTCGTTTGGCCAAGAAATTGAGCGTTCTCGAACTGGCCCGGATGATCGGACACCGGGATCTGCGTTCCTTGCAGGTCTACTATAGGGAGTCGGCCGAGGATTTGGCTTCTCGGCTCGACTGAGCCAGTCATGCTGCCTGCCGCTGGCGGCGTCTTCCATCGGGCGCCTGGCGGCATTTCTGCAGCCATTCCAGGACTTCTTCCTCGTCCCACCGGCGCACGCTCCCGATCACATACGCGCGCGGGAAGTCCGGCCGCTTGCTCAGGCGATCCCGGATGTGTGCCGGGTGCAGTCCAGTCATCTCGGCGATCGCTTTGCAGTCGATCAGCTTCATTCGTCCTCCAATCTTGTCTACGCTGCCTTGCGGACTGCCAACGCCGGGGCGTTCAGCCGCAGGAAATTCACTGCCATCAAAGGATCGACCGCGTTCCCGACCATGCGCACCTGTGTGGCCTTCGAAAAGATGCGCCCGTCATGACCACGGTCGATGATGTAGTCCTCCGGAAAGTCCTGGGCGCGGTAGAGCTCACGTGGCGTGAGCATGCGCAGGCCGATGTCGACCACCACGTACGGCGTACCGCGGATGGTGACTGTCACCAGGGCCATGCGGTCCCGGGTGGTGATCGTGGTCATCGGATCGCGCGCATCCGACCATTGCCCGCCCTCGCCGTAGTAGCGCATCAGGAACGCGGCGACACGCTTCGCTCCTTCAGTCTGCTCAGGCGACAGGGTGCATTCGACGATGCCGTGATGGCTACCCGTTGTGACCGTTGGAATTGGGTGCCGCACATCGGCGCCGGGGTGCCCGCTGGTGTTCGTAACCAGATGGGCCGTCACGATCCCGTGATGCTCACCGCCGGCGGATACGGTTCTCAGAGGCTCGGCGGCGTCCCGTGCATCGCAGTTGCCGCGCAGGTGGACCAGGTGCGCCGCCACCAGCTGCTGCTGGCTGCCCGTATTGGTGATCGTGCTCATGGGCCGGCGCAGGTCATGGCCCGGGGTGGTGTTGAAGCCACCGTTTGCCTGCATCAGGTAGGGCGCGACCAGGGCAAAGTGCCCGCCTTTGATCGCCGCGCACTGGGTTCTTAGCGGCTCGTCTGCCGACCAGGTTCGGGCGGCGCTGGCGTTCGCATGCTCGGTCAGAAAGAACGGCTCCCGTGCCTGAAGCACATGCCGGACAATGCCCCGGGCGATGCGGCGCATCGTGGCCTCGGCCAGTGGCCTTGTCCGCTCGAAGATGCTCGGGCAGGGGATCGACCAGTCGATGCACTCCGCTGCGGGCTTCCAACGCTGTAGGCCACCAGTCGGGCATCGCGCGTGCGTGGATGCAGGCCAGACGATCGGGCGTCCGTCCCTCCGCGCAATCATGAAAAGCCTCTCCCGCGTGGTGTGCCCGCCGAAGTCGGCAGCGCAGATGGTGCGGAATTGAACCTCGTAGCCAAGCGCTTCCAGTCGGCGGACGAAGGCGCGGAAGGTGCGGCCTATCCGGCGCGGATCAGGCACCAGGTACTGCTGCTGCACGGGCACTCGCTCGCCTGGCTCAGCCACAGAGCCGTCCAGCTTTAACACGCGGCCAGTCTTTGCGCAGCGCTTCGCGATCAGTGGTCCCCACTGGCGGAACTGCTTGACGTTCTCCAGGCTGATTACGTCCGGCCGCACCTGCCCGGCCCAGCGGTACCCCACCCAGGCCAGAGCGCGGATCTTGCGGTCGCGCGGCTGCCCGCCCCGGGCCTGGCTATGGTGCGTGCAGTCCGGGCTGAGGTGTAGCCAGCCCACAGGCCGGCCCTGCGTGGCGCCGCGTGGGCAGACCTCGAAGACGTCGGCCACGAAATGGCGCGTCTGCGGGTGATTGACGCGGTGCATGCTCAAAGCGTCGTCATCGTGGTTGATGGCGATGTCCGGGCTGCGTCCCCAGGCCATCTCCATTGCGACGGACATCCCGCCACCGCCTGCGAAAAGATCCACGATCAGCTTGTCGTGGATGTCGAGGTGCAGCTGCGTCATCCCCGCCTCCCGCTCTCGCGCTGCATGGCGGCGTCGATGGCGGCGTCCAGATCGTCGCCGTCGATCTCCTCCGAATACGTAGAAACAACCGCGCTCATTCCGTAGTCCATCGCGCCCAGGCCGCGCACAACCGCAACGTCATCGACCGCGCCTTTGCGTAGCAGTCGATAACGTGCCGCATCCAGCGCATCCGCATTGGCGGCCTGCGCCTGCATGGCCTCGTAGATCTTGGCGATCAGTTCGTGGCTCAAGATGATCCCCGCCTCTTTCATCGTGACATCGTGGGCTGCGCCGATCATCGCGGGGGTAGGTTTCATGCTTGCTCCTTCATCGCCCGGATGGCGTCTCGAACGTCCGCCAGCGCGGCGCGCGTCCACTCGCATGCAAGCTCGCCCGCGGCGGAGTTGCCGACCGGAATGCGGTACTCCTCGATGACTTTGATTGCTTCCTCTAGCGCGGCGTTGCGGACGAGGGTGGCGAAGTATTCATCTCGCAAGCCAATGCGGTTCTTGCCGCCGATATCCATCGCATCAGCGTAGGCATCTGCCCGCAAAGCGAACTCAATGATCTCGTTGGTGGTCATTTGGCAGGATCTCCAGGCATACGGATAAAAGTCGGATGGGGAAAGCCCTGTGCCTTCTTCCATCCGATCCATTTTTTCTCAGGCGGCGTCTGGGCTTCGTTGCTCTTGTGCCCCAGAATTTGGTAGTCGGTTTCTTGAACTACCTCCCCGTCGTTGAGCAAGCGCCCGCCCTTTTCCAACAGCGTGTGGTAATACTCGGTCATTTCACTTCTCCAGCCGTGCGCCCCAACCGCTCGCGCAGGGCGGCGACGACAAAATCCAAGTCTTGATCAATCCCCGCGAACTCTGCGCACTCAGGAATCCTCGCTTTAAGGGTCTGCTCCATGGCCGTCTGGCGCGCGCGTCCCAACACCTCCAGCGCCTGCCGCAACAGGGCTTCGTCGCGCTGTTCGCGTCCTTCCAGTTCCCGCAACGCATCCCGCAGCGCCTGCACCTGCTCCGCGCTCGCGGCAGGCTGCGCGGCCGGGGCGGCGCTGGCCATTTCCTCCAGCGCCTGGCGCAGCCGGTCGTTCTCGCGCTCGACCTGCGCCACGCTTCCGCGCAACAGCGCGTTGTGGCTGCGCAGGGTCTCGATCTCGGATGCGAGCGCGTCACGATCGGCCAGTAGGGCGCGGATGGTGTCGGGGTCGCAGGCGGCGATGAGCTGTCCATTCGCCCACGTCTCTTCCTCGGTCCGCTTGGTCGTTGGCCACAGGAGCTTGCACACCGGGAGCGTGCTCGGCATAGCGTCCACTTGCGCCATGACCGGGTTCACTGCCCACGGCCCCGGCGTCGGCCCCATTGCCAGCGCGGAACGGATGCGTTCGTAGCGGTCAGTCATTGCGGTCCTCTTTCCACAGTACGGCATCGACGAACAGGCAGATGTCCCCCAGCACGACTTCGAGTTCGGATTGGTCGGATCGCATCACCCCAATCGAGCTTCGGTTCCGGATCTCTTCCAGCGCATCCCGCAGCCGCTTGTTCTCAGCTTCTGCACGCTCCGCCCGCTCCTCTGCCGCCATCAGGGCCTCGGTCAATCGTGTGTTGCCCCACGCATCCTGGCGCTTGACTTCTTGAATGGCGTCGTACATCTCGCGCAGGCCCCTAGACCCGGCCTGTAGCCCTCTCTGGTAGACGTCTTGGTGCATCTTACGCAGCCGTTCAATCTCCCTCAGCGCGCACTCGTAGTGCCTCAGGCCCCAGCCCCAGCAGCCGGGGGCGTGCGTGATTTGGCGATCAGTCATCGCTCGCCATCCTTCGCCATCGCTGCATCAACGGCGGCGTCAAGCGTCTCTGGCTCTACATCCCACCCATCTCCTTCCGGCTCCGTGCCGATCTCCACGATGCGTCCACTATCGCCGTCGTAAGTTTCTGTGACGCGGCCCCACCGCTGGCGCAGCCAGCGGTATCGTGCTGCATCCTCCCGCGCCGCTTCGAGGGCGGCGGCGGCTTCGCGGAGCAGCGCACGGAAGTCGTCGGGGCGCATGTCCACGAACACGCACTTGTGCATCGGGTCGTCCGGCATCCGGCCGCAATCGTCGGTTACTTCCCACTTAACGGCACGCAACCTCTCGATCAAGTCATCCACGGCCAGCCTCCTGTTCAATCGCGGCGATTGAAGAACGCCGCCCGCAGCCTCGCGTTCTCTGCGTCTAGTTGGTCGCGTTCTGCGAGCAGCGCCCGGATCGTGTCGGGGTCGCAGGCGGCGATAAGGGATTTATTCGCCATACATTCGTCTAGCTTGTCGGGGATCAGCTCCACAAGAGCTATGACTGGGTTCTTACCTGCGCAGTAATCCTGAGTAACTACGCTGTATAGCGGCCCATCAGCCCACGGCCCCGGCGTCGGCTCCATCGCCAGCGCCTGGCGGATTTTCTCGTATCGGTCACTCATCGCCCCGGCCCTCCTTGCGCACGGCGGTGTCGATGGCGTGGCGAGCTTTCTGGAAGCACTCTAGCAAGACGTCACAGCGCGACGCTCCGAGGATTTGCTCCGGCACCGCCATCGTGTATTTCATGTCGCCTACCCACACGGTCACGCCGGCATAACCGGGTTGCGCATCGGCTGCTGGTGCCTGGGCGGCCGGCTCTGCGGTTTCGGCCTGCTGCCTGCCGTAGCGAGCGAGCAGGGCGCGGGCGAATTGACGATAGCCCCATTGCTTGAGCATACCTCCAGCGCCGTCGGGCATTGACGCAGCGATGGCGTCGATTTCCTCATCGCTTGGTTCTACCTGCGCTGGAGGTGTAGGGGCGGCGGCGAGCATGGCGTGATAGCATTCGAGGGCGTTGTGCGCGTACCAATCCACTTGCTTAGCGCCAGCTTCGAGCATCTCCGGCGTCGGCGCTACCGGCACCAACTTCCAGCCGTGGGGCGCTGGACGGCGTTCAGCCTCGATCTTCTCAGCGATTATCCCAACGATCTTGTCGTGGTGCTTCTGCTCGAGCTCCTGAATCGGCTCCGGGGCGAATTGGTCGTCAACTGCGGTCGTGGTCATAGTCCTCTCCCATCATGCTGAAGCTTCAGTCCGTCCCGCCAAAGCTCGCGTAGAGCGCAGCCTCTGCGGCCGCATCAGTCGCGTACCGATCGCTGCGTAGGTCTCGAACGGTGTCGTCAATGGCGTCAGCTACGTGGCCAAGTACCATCGAGACGATGATGCTTCGGGATTCATCGAGTGCTCGGCGGCGCAGATTCTTGGCGAGGGCTTCGAGTTGTGGTGTGTCCATTTGATCTCTCCGATCGTCACCGGATCGCCAGCCGGACGCCCTGACGCAGCTTGGCGCCAGGAACATCCTTGCCTTCCTTCAGCGCCTGGGCGATCAATTTCTTATCAACTTGGGGCGGGGGCGGTGGCGGAACCACGAAGTACTCACTGGGAATCATCCGCTCGTCCTCAATCTCGACCGCAGGTGGATTCTTGGCGATGCTGATAGAGAACCACGGGCATTCGATCTTCTGAATGCCGTTGCTCTGCATGCAGTCGAGGACATACCGCTTGATGCGCTCGACGCGAGCCTCCACGGCTTTGCGGCGCTTCGCCATTTCGGCCTCGGCCTCCTTCATGGCCTCAGCCGTCTTTTCCAGGTGTCGAGCAAAGGCGATGACATTTTGAGCTTTGATCTCGAGGTCCCCGCTGAGGCCTTCCAGGGTGTCTGCGACGACTTCATCCGGCAGATCGAGCTCGGCAAGCTTCTCGAGATCGGCTCGGAATTGCGATGCGAGCTGGTACAGGGTCACATTCATGACGCCACCTCAAAACGGGATGTCCGAGAGCGCGGGGTGATCAGGTTGCGGCGCTTCTGCGGTTTGCGGGACATCAGATCGCATCGGCTTGTCGCGCAATGCCTGCACCATGGAGGGCAGCTTGGTGGGCACCGTCTTTCGGTCGAGGATCTCCGACGCGACGAGCTCCGTTTCAGCCTGGAAAGGCGCGTAGAGGTTCGGGCGCCACTTGCCGGGGTTGTATTCCTCCATCGTCAGCAGCAAACCGATGGGCTTCCCAAGCAGCTCCGGGAACTGCGGGACGACGCGCTCAACCTCCTTGTTGAGGTCGAAGTCGAAAACCTTTGCCGGGATAGGCTTGGGGTCGGCGAGCTGGCGAAGGCTCAGGCAGGTCATGATCGCCATCAGCTGCTTGAAGCCGTAGATACGAGTGCCATCTCCCTTTTCCGTGTAGATGGAGAAGCGGGCGCGCCGCCCGTCATCGGTCTGGAAGTCGAAGTCGATGCCCTTCGTCCCGCTGTCCGCGACGATGTGCTGTGCGCGCAGGAACTTGCCGACATACTTGCCCTTCTCGGTGATGCGTCCTCCGGTCGGTTCGGCGCCACGTGCTGCTTCGGGGTCTAGCGTGTACATGAGTGCTCCTCTGGTTAAACAGTTGCTTCGGTCAGGCCGTAGTAGTTGAAAATAGCTGCGTCCACTGCGGCGAGGTCGTTCTCGACCAGGTCCTCGTCGAAAAGCCCCATGGGGGTCTTCGTGGTGTCGGACCCGTTGTTGCGAGTCGTGAAGAGGTATTGCCCGTCCTGCACGATGGTGCGCAGAACGATCGTGACCATGCCCTCGAGCGTGATCTTTTCGTCGAGCATCTTGCCGATGGTCTTGATCTTGATCCGGCCGGACTCGGTCGTCTCGACGTGCGAAAGGATGTAGACCCGCACGTCGTCCGGCAGGCGAGAGGCTTCGGTCAGGATGTCCCAGGCGTTCTTGCCGATCTCCGTGAACTTGTCGAAGCCGCGCTCGGCGCTGCGCCGCATGAATTCGTTCGCCATGACGTACTGGAAGTCGTCGATGACGATCACCTTGCGGCGCGTCTTTTTCATCGCGCCGATGATGGGCGCGGCCTGGTCCATGACGAGGATGTTGCCGCCAGGTGTGTCCTTGCTAATGGGCTTCCACGTTGTGGAGCGAAAGGGCAGCGGCTTCTTGATCGCCTGGATCAGCAGGGTATGCTCGGGGTCCAGGTTGCGCAGGCTGGCGGATTTGCCGGTACCAGACTCGCCTAGGATCATAGTCACAATGCTCATCGATTGCTCCTGATTGCACGATTGCTTCGATTCGTCCTCGGGCGCCGCGGATATGCTGGTCGGGGAGCCCAGGGAGGTAGACGTCTTCGGGTTTCATTGCTTGGCAGCTTTCGCCGCACGCCGACGCATGCCGACTTTCTCCCGGAGAATCCGGTTCTGCTCGGCGCGGATTACGGCTTCGCGAGCAAGTTGCTCGGCGTACTTTGCGTGCCGCTCGATGTGCTGCACTGTCCATTCAATGGCGCTCATCACATGTCTCCTACGGGGCGGTTGAACACGGTCCGTATGACTGCGGACTGATCGGGGTTGATGTAGACGCACAAGCGCTCTGCGCCGCGCTTGGCCACCCAGGCCTTGGGGCCGCATGCCATCGAAGCGATGCGGTCCGAATCGGCATCGATCGATGCCAGGGCTAGCCCGTCATTGAGGCCCACCCGCATGCCGAGGAAGAACGTGACAGCGGGGATAGAGGCGATTCCGAACAGAATGGCGATGGCTTTCATGTCTTCCTCACAGCATTGCGGCAAGCGCGGCTTCGGATTGCTGCGCCTTCCGCTCGTCGCGAATTGCTTTCAGCACGCTGTCGGCGTCGTACCTGGGGCTCGCGTCGAGCACGCGGCCGGCGAACATCAGCTGAGCTTCTTCAATGTCGATCCGCTCGGGAATCTCTTCGTCCCACCCGTAGCGGTCCCGTCCGCCTCGCTGCGCCGGCTCGTAGGTGTAGGTCACGACGAGCTCCGCCTCGAGCGAAAGGCCCCACTCGGCTTCGAACAGGACCGGGAGCGAAATGACACTTGTGAAAGACCTGGCGAGCATGTCAGGCCTCCTTGCCCGTGGCGGGCTTCTGCTTGACCACCACCCGGAAGCCGCTCGTGTCAGGTTCGACGTGCCAGTCGTTTGGTTGCGGGTACGTGTTCATCCCATCCTCCGTTGCCCTGGTGGGCGGTTGATCTGGAGATTCAGGGGAGGGTGGCGGGGCTTGATACCGGCTCCAGACGCTTCGTTCGGCTACTCGATGAGATTTCGCCTACACGCATCTGCTACAGCTTCGCGTGCCCTTCCACGCCGCACCCTCTCCTGAACCTCCAACTCCGCACCCCTACTAGCTGCCCTGTGGGCTAGGCGTTCTTTGGTGCGTTGGAGGAACTTTAGCGAAACGCAAAAAGCCTGTCAATAGCGAAACGCGAAATTTCTTCCTCCGTGCGAACGGGAATGAGGCGGGGCGTCCCCCACGGCCAGACGGCGAAGGAGATCGCGCTAGGGGAGGGGATTGGCCGGCGGAGGAGGGGCTGGGGGGGGAACTAGGCGGGATCCGCCGCCTTAGGGCAACAAAAAACCCCGCTCAGGGCGGGGTTGTGGCAGGGCGGTGTGGACTGTTGGAGACGTCTACTGACCGATACAGAACACAAAGATGGCTTGTAAAACTAGCCGCCAGCGCATAATATGAACGTACGCCGCGACTGCGCCGATATCAGCAGGATTAAAGGGGGAACCCTTTGACGCGGCGCCTTATCCTCTGCTCCGAGACGGGAACCTGACAATCCCGTAGCCCTCTACGGCGCCGCTTGGAGACGTCCTGAATGACCCGCGAATCTGATTAAGGAATCGCGGGTCATTTGCTTTGTAGTGGCGATACACCGCTCCGGCGATCATGTCCGCGAACTGAATCCCCACACTAAGGTGGGATGGGGCGATGAACAAACCCTCAACAAAGTTCGCATAGCTTGACGTGGACTCGCGCCTAGTGGTCATGAGTTTGTAGTGCAGGTTGCGGAGCCGCTCGTCGTCTTTGGGCGCGCGGTGGTCGCATATGACCATGCCATAGACGTTCTGGTGGATAGCCCGTTCCAGATCTTGCAAATAGTACTGGAACCGCTCTGTGAGTTGCTTGTACGAGTACCAGTAAAGATCGTCCGGCGAGTTGATGTACCGCAATTCGTAGGCACGCTCAACGTCGGTCACGACGCATATCAACTTGATGGAGCGGTATCGCTCAATAAGCGCGTAGAGTTGCGTCCGGAAGTCTTCTTTTTGCTCTGGCGATAAGTGGCTCAGGCTATGGGGCTTTGCACGCGGCTGCTCGGGGGCAAAGTACCTCCACTTTATTTCCCCTGTCACGCGAAATCCGGCCTTTAGCGTAAGTAGATCCCGGGCCAATCTTGGCCAGACATCCTCCGGAATCGAGACTCCTCCAAGAACGAAATATGGAGTGTTTTGCCATCTCAGATATGGAGGCGGAGTGCCTGATTCGTCCACAAATAGCAATTGCATTTCTTGTCCGCTCGTACTGTTGTGACCGAGCCGGCCTTACTATCCCATCGCTTTCTTGTAGTAGGCCCGGCGACCAAGCCGCCGCTTTGATCCTCATGCGGTCGGCTGCTGTTCAGGTTGCTGTGGCGAGGGCGGCTCTGCAGGCGGCATCGGAGGAATTGGCTTTCTTTCAGTGGCGCATCCTTTATCCATTGCTAGCGTAGCTAGGTGGTTATAGCGCTGCCGGTAAGCGGTCACTTCGATCTGCTCTGCTTGGCTGAAGTCCATGAAGAAGAGCGGTACGAGCAGGAATGCCCCCGTAACACCAAGGGCGACGTTTTTCCCCGTTTTATCTGTTTGCGGGATGAGTCGCTGCACCTCTGACTCAATGAAAGCCATTTCCATCTCTAGGGCCTGGCAACTTTTCGTATGGTCTCCGTACTGCTGGACCATGACCGGATTGGGCGCGCGACCGGCGCAGCCAGCCAAAACGGCCGCAATCAAGGCCACCGACACTTTTTGTTTGATATAACGCATCCTGTTACCTCCCAGGCTTTTTAAAGGGGAACGCCCCGTAGATGACGTTCCCCGCGTGGTAGATCTTCCTCTGCACTACGCGTCGTTCATCCGTTGGCGGTTTTCCTCCCAACCTTCGCGACATCAATGCCCAGCTTGTCAGCCGCAAGGAGAATCGCCGCTTCGAGCTTTGCCAGTTGGCGGTCGGATAGGGCCCTCACTTTCCCTTCGTCAATGTCTTCGAATGGCCACGGCTCAACCGCAATGGCGCTGTTCCCCCTCCAGGGATCCTGATGGCCGGGAATTACACATTCCCCGCCCGCACCAGCACCACGGCACCGATATGGGCAGCTCGGCCGGCTGGCGAGACCCCGCTTACCCCACCGCCTTCTTGCAATACGGCGACGCTTCCACCAGCTTGGGATCCTGCACAAGCCTGTAGGAGGGAAGGGAGGGGTCTTCGAACCCTATCACGAGGACATCGCCGTCTCTGCGAATAGTCAAGCGGTCGCCGCTCTGGGTGTAGAGCATCCCGCTGTGGTACTTAACATTCCCGACAGACTCTCGAGTATGCATGGAAGAACAGAGCAGCCCCCGGCCGTCAGCTTGGAGCCTCATGGTGGTTAGATAGAGGCTCGTCCCTCCGGTCCAAGTCCCTACGTATGAAGGCGGCGGCGCTTCGGGGGCGACCTCAGCGAATCGATTGTCTCGGTTCAGCCCGTACGGATCATCGAATGCCGCGCAGCCAGTCAAGGCCGCGCAGGCGAGCATAGCCACCAGCTTCGTTCGCATCAGAAATCCTCGCTTCTCCAAACTTTTAGAACGCGCCCGAACACTTCGAAGTCCATACTGGGTTCGATCACCCAGTCGACATAGGCCTTGTTCTCGGAAATGGCCATCAGCCCTTTGCCGGGGATACGTTGGAGGCGTTTGATAAATCCTTCATCCCCAACTCGGAAGAAGTACACAGCATCGTAGTCGACAGTACGAACCCCTGCGTCAACGATCAATGGGTCGCCCGGATTGAACAGGGGGCGCATCGAATCCCCGAACCCAGTCACGATAAAAAGCTTGCTCGGGGAACTGTAACCCCTGACGTTCTTTTCCAGCCATTCCCGGCTGACCCGCCAGCTCTCAATGACTCCCGGCTGGTCTCTAAGCACCACTCCTGTTGCGCCCATCCGCCCACCTGTGTCGTACCGGGAAAGCGTAACCGAATGTGATGCTTTGTCTACAACCAGGGTTAACCCGGTTTTGGCTTCATCCTCTTGGTGGTCAATGTCTAGCCAGCCTTCGTCTTTGCCGGTCGCGCGCTCGATGCGGCGGGCGGTGTCTTTCCGCATGCCGCGCGGTTTACCGGTCTTGGAGTCGCGGGCGCCATCCCTGAGGTTGGCGAACTGGGCGGGAGACATGCCTATCGCTTGCGCAACCGCGGCCAACCCACCGAACTCCCGTTCCAGGCGACGAAGGTTGTCTCTGCGGACTTCATCGATGTCTTTCATGGCCGGGATTTCATAGCAAAACGCGAAACCGGTATATGCGCGAAACGCTATTGACCATCATTTCGCGTTTCGCTAAATTGTGCGCATGGAATTAAGCGCATACCTCAGCCAGAGACGCGGCTTGGTGACCGAACTTGCCAAAGCTATTGGCGCGCACGCATCCGACGTAAGCATGTGGGCCTCAGGGGCTCGGAAGGCGCCGGCGCATCGGTGCGTGGCAATTGAGGCCGCCACACATGGCGCCGTAACCCGCCGCGACCTCCGTCCAGACGATTGGCACCGCATATGGCCGGAGCTTGCTTCTCAGGATGTCGTTAATGCTTGAGCGTCACCTCTGATTTCAAGGGCGTTTCGACCGAGCCGATGAAGCGGGGAGCTGGTCGCCTGTCGACTCGTTGCCGTCCTCGAGCGGTTCGACCGGCACGTCGTATTCCAGCTCTCCCACAACCGTCTCTCCCGGTTTGGGAGCCGGAGTGTACGGAGAGGTGCCGATTCGAACAGACAGTCTGCTCTTTGCTTTGCCGCTTTCCATGGTTGACATCGTAGTCCTCCTGAAACTCCAACTCATCATCTGATTTGAGGCCCAGCGAATGACTCCCGAAGACGCCTTCTACGCAGTGGTCCACGACTATCCGGGCGGGGCGGAAGCCCTAGCGCCCCGGATGGGGTACAGCGCAGCGGTGCTTAGGAACAAGGCCGATCCGAAGAAGGACTCGAACAAGCCGCTTCTTCGCGATGCTGATGCAGTGTCCGGCCTGACCGGAGATTACCGGATCCTTCAAGCCCTGGCGCATAAGCACGGCTTCTTGCTGGTGAAGGCGCCTCACGGGGCGATGGAATCGTGCGACATGGCCGTCCTCGAGGAGGTCGTCGGGCTCAGTGTGGCAAACGGGCAGTACATGGTCACGATCCAGACTGCCCTGGCTGACGGGAAGGTAGATCGCATGGAGTTGGCCAAGATCAACGAAGCGAAGCGCATGCTGCAGACGAAGGCGGAAAGCCTATCCCTGCGTATCGAAGGGATGGCCGAGTGACATGCGCCGAATCCGCATCACTCCAGTTACCCGCCAGATGTGCCACGAGCTCGTGAGGCAGGCTCCCGACGGCCACTACTTCACGCCGCCCCAGGAGCCGACTCGCAACCTGGAGCAGAACGCCAAGCTCTGGGCTTGCCTCTCT